TGATATTAGTTGATTACAACCAGGTGATGTTGGCCTCACTCTTCGCGAGTATAGGAAACCACCACAACGTGGAATTAGATGAAAACCTACTTCGTCACATGTTCTTAAACAGCATTCGCTTTAACAGAAAAAAGTTTACCGAGGAATTTGGTGAAATTGTTCTTTGTGTAGATACAAGAGATGTATGGCGCAGAGATTACTTCCCTTATTACAAAGCTAATCGTAAAAAGAATCGTGATGATTCTGATTTGGATTGGCCAAAACTTTTCGAAGTGATTGGACAAATTAGAGAAGAGATTCATGAAAACTTCCCATATAAGGTTGTGCAGGTAGATCGTTGTGAGGCTGATGATATCATTGCGACTCTTTGTCATGAACATGGAACTGTAATGAATACTGGGTCTGAAAAGATTCTTATTCTTTCCGGTGATAAAGACTTTATCCAATTACATACATATGCAAATGTTTCTCAATATAATCCAGTTCTAAAGAAATGGGTAAGGCATGCAGCGCCCGATAAATATATACAGGAACATATTTTAAAAGGTGATGTTGGTGACGGAGTCCCCAATGTATTGAGCCCTGATAATTGTTTGGCAGTTGGACAGAGACAAAGTCCAATGACCAAGAAAAGATTACAGACTCTAACAGAAACGCCTGAGGAAATGGACGAGGAAACAAAACTTAGATTTAATCGTAATAAACAAATGATTGACCTATCAATGATTCCAGAGAAATATACAACACAAATTCTCAACGAATATAATAAAGAGAAAGAAGTTGGTCGTGAAAAACTATTTAACTTCTTTGTTAAAATGAAATTGAAAAATTTGATTACAGATATACAGGATTTTTAATTATGGCTATTAAACTATCAATGGCAGAGATTCTTAAGGAAATCTCAAAAATAAAAACGAAACAGGGTAAAATTGCTTATTTACAAGAACATGACAACCCAGCTTTCAGAACAGTATTAAGACTTATCTATGATAAAGATATAGAGCTTTTAATACCAGATTCTGCCCCGCCGTGGAATTATAACAAACATACCGACGCACAGACTATGCTTTATAGAGAAGCTCGTCGACTCAAAATCTTTATTAAAGGTGGTGGGTACGATGAACTGAATCAAATAAAGCGTGAAAGTCTTTTCATTAGTCTACTGGAAGATATCGAAAATGCTGATGCAGATTTACTTGCTAATCATATGATATCACACACTCCGGTTAAAGGACTTACACTCAAAACTCTAGAAGAGGCCTATGAAGGCATTCTTACTAGTCCAATGGATATGCGATAAGGAAATTATGACGTGGCCAAACGTTATAGGGATCTACCCAAATCGAAAGAGTGGGAAAATCTAAAGGCGGATGAAAAACGCCAACGTGAAGAACGCAACAAACAATTCAAATCCAAAAGGTAACGACGATTAAAAGAAAAATACGGCGAATAGCGTGTTGACATACCTTTCAAAGTGTGTTATAATATACAATTAAAGGAAAGGATATAATATGAAAGACATCAGAAGTGATAAATTGATTCTTGTCGACTGTGACGGGGTCTTATTGGATTGGAAATACAGCTTTTACAAGTTTATGGCCGAAAATGGTTATACAATCCAGGTTGAGGACGTCTACGATGTCGCGACAACATTTAATATACCAAGGTCTGAAGCCAAACAATTGGTTAGACAGTTTAATGAATCAGCTAGGATTGGTTTCCTACCTGGATTAAGGGACTCTATAAAATATGTTAAAAAATTGCATGACGAAGGTTACGTTTTTCATTGTATTACTAGTCTCAGTACTGATTACTATGCCGGTAAATTAAGAGAACAGAACCTCGAAAGACTCTTTGGAAAAGATGTGTTTGAAAAAGTTGTTTGTCTTGATTGCGGTGCTGATAAGGACGAAGGTCTATTACCATATAAAGACAGTGGTTGTATCTGGGTAGAAGATAAGCCTTCAAATGCTGAATGTGGTGTGAGAATGGGACTTCAATCTATTCTTATTAGTCACGAATTCAATAAAGACTTCAGCCATCCTGACATAATTAAAGTTTCCAAGTGGAAGGAAATTTACGAAGAAATCGTTTAAAATTCTTATAAATAAAAATATGATTAATTGGACAATATATTAGATGCCTATCTATTCATTTAAAGATACAGAAACCGGCGAAGAGTTTGACAAAATGCTCAAACTAGCCGAAAGAGAATCCTTTCTCGAAGACAATCCAAATCTAAAGCAAGTAATAACCGGCTCCGCGCCGTTGATTGATAGCGCGCGGTTAGGAAGGGCAAAGCCCGACCAAGGTTTTCGTGATTTACTTACATCGATGAAACAAAATAAATCATACACAGGAAACAAAATAAACGACTGGAAATAACCTTTATCTTCATGCGTTGATTGTTTCGTATATAAGGAGGTCAGACATGCCAAGAAGTCGTATATCACAAAAAGAGAAGAGGAAATCTAGACAGGATAATGCCGGAACGCAAAATTCCAAATTTACTATGAAATCCATTCAACCGATTACTGACACTCAGAAAGATATGTTCGATGACTATAAGGCAGGATATAATATCGCCGCGATTGGCACGGCAGGCACAGGCAAGACTATGTGCGCATTATATATGGGTTTAATGGATATTCTTCAGGACGATGAATATGAACAAATGATAATTGTTCGATCCGCTGTACAAACAAGGGAACAAGGTTTTATGCCTGGTTCACAAGCCCAAAAAGAGGCAGTTTACGCAACCCCTTACGCCGACATTGTTAACAATCTATTTGGTCGTGGAGATGCATGGGAAATCATGAAACAAAAACGACAAATTAAATTTATGACATCATCTTTTGTGAGAGGATTAACTTTTGATAATTCTATTATAATTGTAGATGAATGTCAGTCAATGACTTATCACGAGTTGGATAGTATTATTACTCGTGTAGGAGAATCTTCAAAGATTATTTTCTGCGGAGATACAAGACAAGATGACCTGGAAGGTTCACGCAATAGAAATGATGTAAGTGGTTTAAGAACTTTTATAAATGTTCTAAATCGTATTCCTTCATTCAGAACTGTAAAATTCGGAATCGAGGATATTGTTCGCTCAGGCCTCGTAAAGGAATACATTATCGCGAAGGACAAACAGGAAAAACAACAAAAACCAATGAGTAAAGTAACTCACAATTTTGGCTTAAGTTCAGCCATTGCATAAGGAGACACTACTGAAAAGAGGCTGGCAATCCGGCCTCTTTTTGTTTTCGACATTATAGGATATATTATGATATTTGAACACCACCAACACGGGATAGATCTACCCGCAATCACAAGAAAAACAACCGAACAAGGGAGACGATATTTCACTCCTACCGGTGAAGCATACCCATCTGTAACCACAGTATTGGGAATTCTCAGTAAGGAATCCATTAAGGCTTGGCGAGACCGAATTGGTCATGCAGAGGCAAATAAAATTTCATCTCAAGCTGCCCGACGTGGTACTGCTGTACATAAAATTTGTGAAAATTATCTTGATAATAAAGATGATTATAGAGAAGGTCAGCAACCTTCAAATTTATTTATGTTCGACGAAATGAGAACCATAATTGATAAGAATATAAATAATATATGGTTTCAGGAGGCTTTCCTTTATTGCGATGAACTCGAGACAGCTGGACAGGTAGATGTTATTGGGGAATACGAAGGGAAACTTTCTATTATAGACTTTAAAACTTCTAGGAAACCAAAGAAGGTAGAATGGATTACAAATTATTTTATGCAGTGCTCATTCTACGCCAAGGCCTTTGAAGAAAGAACTGGTGTAAAAATAGAACAAGGCGTAATTTTAATAGGTGTCGATGGTAGTGAACCACAAGTGTTTAAATTCGATACCGCTGAATATTTAGAACACTTTAAAGCAGTAAGAGAAAAGTATAAGGAAATTCATGAACAAAAAACGGTACATAATAATTGATAACAATATGGGCGTATTTTTAGGAACATATGATGGGCATCAGTTAGGAAAAGATGATGACCGAATGTATGCATGTTTCGCTGAGAATAACCCATTTGGATTAACCACAGCATGTTCATTTAAAAGCCAAAGGGCCGCTGAACATTTTATTAAAGATATGTTTCCCCATAGAAAACATTTGGAATTGGAATCATTACCGGTTGATACACAGACAGAATTTCCAACCGTGGTCGAAATAATTAAAGCAGGATATAGTGAACACTGCGGAGACATGTTAGATACAATGTTTGCTGAAGGACCACAAACAATTCACTAAATGGTTGACATTTTAATAGTAACCTGTTATAATAGAAATTATGGAAAAATCAAAATTAATCAATGACGCTCTAATGGTAGCTGTCAAAGCACACGGCGACCAAAGGCGCAAGTACACAGGTGAGCCTTATGTTTTGCACCCAGTCGGCGTTTCAAAGATTGTCGAAACCGTTTCACATACGCCAGAAATGATTGCAGCTGCCCTGCTCCACGACGTTGTGGAAGACACAGATGTAACATTTAGAGAGCTCAAAGAACAATTCGGTCCAGTGGTCGCCGAACTAGTCCATTACTGCACAAACGTCTCCGAGCAAGGAGATGGGAACCGTGCGTTTCGTAAGAAGATGGACGCAGACCATTTTGCATTGGGACCAGCCGCGTCTCAAACAATCAAGGTCGCTGACTTAATTCACAATGCTGAGTCTATTGTCATGCACGACCAAAAATTCTTCCACAAAGCATTCAAACACGAGAAGAAATATCTCTTAGAAGTGCTCACTCTAGCTGACCCTCAGCTATTGACTCAAGCCTCTCAGATCCTAGAAGAGAACTGGGTCGAACCTCACAAAAGATAACTTTCCTTATATCAAAAGGTTATAACGATATAACCAAATAGTCTAAAAGATCCGAAAATAGTCGTTGACTTTAACACGCAAATGGCGTATAATAGACACTTAATTAATGAAAAAGGTGACTATCTTGGATCGAATCGACATGAAGAAGAAGTTCTCATTAGGCTACTTTGATACCAAAGCTAACGATGATACCTGGGTCAGATTGGGTTCTTTCTCCAAGCTACAGGTCTGGGTTGACGACTCAATGCAAGAGGAAGGCTATCTTGATGTTACGGTCGTAGACACCAGCGTTGTTCATGGGAGAAGCCCTCAGCGTGTTAAAATCGTTCTCAACATCAACCTATCTACCGAATCATTTAAAGATGCTTTCCATATCAATATGACCCAACTAGACCATCGCTATGGTGGTCGTGGCATCGCTGCTAAGGCATACCGATATATCATTAGGAAAATGGGAATCACCTTACAGGCTGGGACTGTACAGTCAAAAGGCGGTCGTAAGGTTTGGTTTGATCTTGCTCAATCTAGTGGCCTTGAAGTCTATACTAAGTCGAAATGTGGCAAGCCTTATGTCGTTGGTATTGACGAAGAGGAACGCGAAATATGGCATCCTGTTAAGGAAATCTATGACGGAATGAAGGAGATGTTTGTCTTCGCTCGAGCTGTATGATGGTTATATCAAAAAGTTATATCGTTATAACAAAATAATATAAAAGAATGGTTGACTTTAACACGCAAATGGCGTATAATATACATTCAATAATTGAAAAGGGCAACAAACCATGAAACTAGAAACAATCCTTATCGAAGATATCAATACCTTTCAAGGCTCTATGCCCACTGGATTCGACCTTGTTGAATACGAAAAAGGTACTGACCCAATGGACGGATATGTCCTTTATGGTTTTGACGAACTTTATATGATGGTTCCTGCTTCGAAGGCAGCTCATTGTTTCATGCATAACGGAATATAAGGTGGTTTTTAGTGAGGGTACTAGGTTCGGGACACTCATGCAGGGTTATAAATTACCCGGTAATCATCGCCCTAGTATCTTCACTAAAAAAACTTTTAAAAAGAATTCAGTTAGCGTGTTGACATTAACAAGCAATTATGGTATAATGTACTCATATTAAATAGGAAAAGGAAAAAAATATGAAATATTTTACAGTTAAACAAATCAAGGTCCCAGAGGCTGAAAAAGATTATCCGAACCAATATGGTTGGGGTGGCGCTGAAGAAAAATCACCAGCTTGGAAAGCTAAATTGCAAACAATGCATATCAAGGATTCTTTTGAATTTGACCCTGCTGTTCTTGAATTTTACAAGGACACTTATTTGGTTCAGGCCAACGACCTGGAACACGTATTCAAAATCACCAATTTGTGGGATGAGCCTGACGCGGTTCACTCTTATGAAACTGGTCACTCAACATCAGTTGGCGACATCGTAATGGATAATGAAACTGGTGAACAGTTCATGGTCGCAAACTTCGGTTTTAAAAAGGTAGCTTAATTATGAATAATGTAGCGATATTTAAATTTTTAGATTCTCTCCGCGAAAGTGGTCAGATCAATATGTTTGGAGCCCCACAAGTTTTGAGAGAAGCTTTTGGGTTAACAAAAAGTGAGTCAGTCGAGGCGTTTCAAGCTTGGGCTGACAATTTTAGTAATGTAGAAATGGAGAAAAGAAATGCATGAATTAGAAATGGTAAATGGCGAAGCTCAAATGGCGTATCGTCTATCCGCTGGGGTCCCCTGGCACGGTCTTGGAGTTCCGGTCGAAGATGACATGACGCCAAGGGAAATGCAAACAGCAGCTGGACTTGACTGGACAGTCAAAAAGGTAGAAGCTTTTGTAGAACTTGACGGAA